ATGTCTCCCTGTACAGCTATATTTAATAACCCCTCATAAGTATCTGAATTATCTACTTTATATTTATTAGGATTCAAACCTAGACTAGCTAATGCACTGTCTAGTTGTCCAGCTCGTGTAACCTTCAAAGCTAATAACTTTTGATTTGGTTTGCCTGATATTGTGTAACCTGATTTTCCTAAAGCGTTTAAATATTGTATCTTTTCATTTGTGTAAGGAGCTTTGAGTGCAATTAACCTAGGGTCAGTTTCATCAATAGGAACTCCACTTACTACTGAATCAAAGAGTAGTGACATTCCTGGATATTCAACATTACCTTGTTCATCGACAACAGATTCAAAAAAGAATGGTGCTACGTCTTCATACATAGCTATTCTATCTTCAAACTGTTCTCCAGGATTCCAGCCATCAAGCAAGTTATAAGAGCCTGATATCTGTTTTATATCTAAGATGTCATCTCCAACTAAGTTGCCTGGTGCTGTTGTTACTGCTTGTGGACCAGTTCTATTCTCTCCACTAGGTGTGTCATTAAAACCATTAGGGTTATATCTAGTACCTGCTCTGTAAGCTAACCAACTTGTACCGTCTGCTTCATCTAGGTTTCCAGAGATATCCCATAACCAATAGTAAAAATTACCATCATAATAAACTTGTTCAGGAGTAGGCTTTTGTGAATGACCAGTATAGTTATTGTATGTAGGAGTATAAGACTCTTCTACTTCCTTTTCATCTATAAGTTCACTAGCAGGCATACCTTCTATAGTTAACTCGTCTTCATTCACCTGGATTCACCTCCCTATTAAATAAATCGCCAAGTCTTTTAATCTTTATTCTAGCTTGATATTTTGATTGTTCTCTACGTAAATTAGAAACACCTGTTGGCTCATATGTGTAATCAGTATTTTGTACAATCATATCAGCTACGTTAGGGTCAACTAACTTTGGCTTACCTTCTAGATATATTGCTATAGGTTTTTTAGTATCAGTAGCATTACCACCTGTTTCTGTTGGGTCATCAAACTCATTTACATATGCAAGCTCTTTAGTTACTCTATCTTGAAACCAGTCAGGTGCTTCTTTGTTTCTAAAGTCTTTGTAGCTATCTAACTGACTAGGACGTATTGCATCAAAGTTATCTGCTGCAATTATATCCATTGTATCTCTCAAAGCCCAAGGTCTATTGAAATATACTAATGTCATATAGTCTTTTTTCGGTTGACTTTTAATGTCTAAATTTTTATTCTTTAACATTTGCTCAACGTAACCTTCTGCTTCGTTTAAATCTTCTTCTAATATCTCTAATGCTTTTTCTGCAGTTATCTTATCTCCGTCTTTAAATCTAAATGAGCCTGCTGCATTAGTATGACCATATCCTATAGTCAATACATTATTGACATCACGATATGCTTCTAGCTCTAAACCTTCTAAATCTTTCATATGTTTTATTAAGTCTTTTGTAAGTTCCATATTTATCTTTTACTAAATGCTGCTATTACTGAAGCTATACCATTACGATAAGCGTTTTCCTCTTGACCTGCATCTATTAAATCTTTGTACTTTGACTTGACATAATTTTGTAATTCATAATTAAATGCTGAACTTATTCCCTCTTCTGTCATTGGAGCGTCTATCTCATATGTCTTTTCAGGTAAACCAAACTTCTTTCTTCTCAAAGCATCTTCTTGTGCCATACGTGTTTGATTTCTATAATTACGTTTTCCTTGTTCGTAACTTTCTGTTAACTCTCTTATCTTTCCTGAAGCCCATTCCTGTACACCATAATACAAAGTATCATTAGGCGTTACACCAGTTATGCTCGTTACAGCAGTATCTATCTGTTGTTTTAGGTTATCAGGACTAGGCATCACTAGAATACTTGGACCTTGATTCATAGTATCTACATCTGAAAAGCCAATGTCATCTAATCCATCTAGGTAAAAGTCTCTTATAAAACCTAAGAAAGCTGTGTTGTTTCCACCTGAAGCTAGTGCTATTTCTTGTAAATCATTAGAGTCTATTCCAAACTGTGCTTTAGGATTCATATAGCTAAAAGATGCTTTAACTGCTTCTTTAGTTGCTGTATCATATTCTCCTGATGTAAATGTACCTGGGTCTAAAAATCCTGACTGCACTAAAGCTAACTGATAATCTATAACTCTATCAGAAGGTATGTTTTGTAGAAATGTTTCTTCTAATCCTATGTTATATAGAGGTACTAAGTTCTCATTACCTGAAGAAGCTCGTAAGTCTTCTACTGCATTTGCTGAGTCTATACCGTAGTAACCAACTTCATTACCGAAAAAGAATGCTTGTTCATACGCATACTCTGCATTATTTATTTGCCTACTTAAATCTTCTGCTGAATCTATTGATGCAAGGTTTTGTAATAACTTATCAGTATTACCTGTAGATTGATATTCTCCAAAGGCTTCTGCTCTCAACTCTTCTATAGTTTTAGGTTTAATTTCCCCTTGTACTCTACGTCTAGATGTTTCTCCTACTTGTTGAACTATGTTATTTGTATAAGCAATAATAGATTCTTCTGCTGCAGATACTGGTGTTTCTTCTTGTCTCTCTGCGTCTATCTCATCAGGAGTTCTAGTATCTACAGAACTAACACCACGTTTAAAATCGCTAATACTATTAGCTAAACCTTCTCCTAATGCAAATCCTATCTGTGCTTCTGGTGTAGTTGGATAAGCATTTAGTGCTTCCATTCTTAATTCATCAGGTAAGTTAGATAAAAATTCGTGTAATTTAAGACCAAGGTTATAACCAAGCTGTGCTTCGGGGGCAGCTATAAGCATCTGTACATCTGACTGTTTGCTTCTACTTGCCCAAGCTATACCTAGTCTTTCAAAAAAACCTTTTTTTTCTACCATTAATATCCCTCGCCTGATGTAAATACATCACTAAATTCTTCTTCTACTTCATATCTTAGTATGTCATCATAGACATAGTAAAAGTCTGGATACTCTGAGAACAACTGTTGTGCTAGTTGTCTAAGACTATTCCTAAAATAAGAATACTCATCTCTTCTTAAAGTTGCACGTATTCCGTCTTTTTGTTTAATTATAGATAGAATCTTATTTCGCTCTTCTAAGTATACAGATAAACCTTGCATGGTTGGTAAATCTTTTAACAAAGTAGTTTCACCATTAGGTAGGTTTATAGTTTGATTGCCTTCATTTTCAATCATGTATTCTAATTGACGTAACTTAGCATCTGAATCTATGCTCTTTGCAGCAGTAGATACTGTTCCATAACCTGGATATTCAACTCTTAGTGCGTTTCTAAGTTCAGTAAGTATCTGATACTTTCTCTCTCCACTAAGGTTATTGTGTATACCTGAATCAAATAATAATCTTCTTTGGTATTCATAAGCTAATCTACCTTGTGATTGTCTGACTGCAGTAATATATTCATCTTCTGATAAATCAACTCTATCTCTTTCTGCAAAAGAATCTGCCCAAGCAACAAAGTTAAACTCATCTAATGGGTTGTCTGGGAATAAGAAGTAACCTACATCTGGATATGTGTCCATAAACTCTTCATTGTCTTGATAGAATCTAGTTCCTTCATCTGTATAGCTTCTTTTCTTTATTTCTTTAGACTTAGAAACTAACAATGCAGTAGGGTCTAAACCAAATTGATTAACAAACTCAGTAGTAGCTTTAATCTGGTCTCCTCTGTATTTAGCTAATATTCTGTAGTAAGCATCTGACAATACTGATATTCCATAGAAATGATGTTTAGGGTCTTCATCTTTTGTTTTAGCAGGGTCTATGTGTATAGCTCCACCTGGTGCAACTTCTACTTCATAACGGAGTACAGCACCTGTTGGAGCTGCAAACTGTATGAGTGACCTAATCAACGTTAAAGTAGTAGCTGTGCTTTCAGCTTTCTCCATAGCTATCTTTGCTTTAGCTGGTGTACTGTCATCATATAATCCTGTAGTAACAAACATTTTAATTACATCTTTGTAAGTATTGGCGTATGTTCTATTAAGTTCTGTATTGTTAGAACCTATAGACAATGCTTTCTTTAGCCATGAAGGTACTAAAGCATCTGCAAATGTATAAGGATTTAAAGGACTATCTTCTTCTCTACCATAAGGAAAGAATACTTTATCTATCAAATCAGTCTTAGGTAATAACTTACCTGCAGGTATTCCTACCAATGGTCCTAGACCTGGTGCAGGGTTTCCAGCAATCATGTTCAATGAAGATACATAACCTTTAAGATTTACTTTTGCATCTGGTGCTTCTATCACTTCTCCTGTGACTGGATTAGTAACAGTTCTAGAGTCTTTGTTTCCATCAAACATGTAATTTGATAGCATCTCAGAACCAGGAAAGAAGAACATCTCTTCTCCTGTCATATCATCTGTATGAAAGAATCCTTCGTCATCATCATCTAAACTTAGTTTTCTACCACCTTCTATACCTCGTGACATTTTACGTGTCATAAGGAATTTCTTTTTGTTTAATAATCTTGACCAAGTTCCTAGTATCTCTATGTAAACTTCTGCGAATGGGAAAGCTAGTCTTAGCATGTCAGATACAACATGTCTTTTGTTTAAGTCATACAATAACCCTTTAGTCTCTGTCATTGCATAGGCTTTTGCTACATTGTCTAATTCATCTAAGCTATCAAAGTTAAGTAACTTACCCTCATCAGCAGTAACCTTACCTGTTTTCTCTAGCTTCTTCATAAAGGATTTATCTAACTTAGAACGTTGTGCTTGTTTCTTAATTTGTTTTCTTAATCCATCATCAAAATAAGCTATGTTCTCTTCTATGAATCTCCAGTAAAACTGTCTAAAAGCAGGAGAACGTGACAATCTATTTGTAGGAGCTGACATAACTATAGAAAATAATCTTTCTATGGCAGCGTCATAAGAGTTAATTCTTTCTCCATCTAAATCGTATACAGACTTCTTCATAGTGTGATGAGGTTTATATATTTGTTGTTTATTATCTAATCTACCTAAGTATGCTTGGTATTTCTTTTTATCTCCTATAGTTCCATTTCTACCAAAAGTAATTTGTTCATCACCTATTTGTAGATATACAGGTCTACCACCTTGCTGTGTAACTCTATCTAGTTCTGCACCTTTAGCAATATGTTCTAGTAACTCACTATTACCAGTTTCTGTAAGCTCAAACTCTATTCGTGATTGTGCAGACTTTCTTGTTCTAGTCTGACCAATAACGTCATCAAATAATCTTTTAGTACCATCAGGTAATATCTCATATACTTTGTAAGCACCACCAGTCTTATAATGAACTCTTGCATATACAGAATCTATGTAATCATCTGCCCACTGTCTATCGTTTAGTATCTTAATCTTTTGATACTTACCAGCTTCATCAGACCCATACGCTAAAGCATTTCTCCAATCTGATAAGTCACCTTCCCAAAATCTATCTTTAACATCTTGTAACCCAGCTCTAAATGCAGGGTCATCTATACCACCTTTTATAGCTGCTAATTGCTGTGCTATTGGGTCATCAACCATTTGATATATTTCAGATACAGCAGAACCAGTAAAGCCATCTTCACCATACTTAACTTGTTTCATAGCCCAAGTTCTCTTTAGTTTATCTGTATCTAAGATACCTCCATGAGATTTAGACATTGAGGCTTGATGTTCAAGAGCTTGTCCTAATACACCATTATCTCTAATACCAAATTGTCCTTTGGCTATAAGTGCATCAATGTTTAGATTCTCTACATCACCAAGTTCATTCAATACTTGTTTTCTGTTCTTACCCATAATCCAAGCAAATGCTGATATAGGGTGTGTAAATACGTTATCTAAGTCTGCTGCCCACATACGTATCTGTTCTTCACCAACAACTCTTGCAGTCCACGCACCTCTAATAAGAATGAATGGCTTCCATGCTTTGTTCATGTAGCTATCTCCTAGTAAAGATAACCAACCTTGTGTTAACTCTCTGACACTTTCTTCATCTTTACTTAGGTTAAACTTTTTTCTAGTTGTTTTAACCATAAGTTTTGCATGGTCAAATATAGTTTTTTGGTCAGCCATTTGTAAATCGTATAAATCTTTTACAGGTTTAGATAGAAACTTTTCAAAGTCAGATACAACAAATTCTCTTTTATCTGCAATCTTTGCTGCTTCTTTTGCTGCTGGTGGTTTAACAACACCTGGTACTAATCTTGCCCAGAACTCTCTAGCTGGTGCATATACTCTTAAGAATAGTCTTGCATCTGGAAGTGGTAACGAACCTGAAGCTAAATACTCTGATATCAAATGTGCTGTAGGTCTACCTACAACAGCCTCTACTTCATTGAAGTTAGCTTTCTTCATAAGCTGTCCTGTTACTTCTTCTAAAAACTCTGCATCATCTGTAAGGTTTTCAAAGTAATTAAGTACTTGGTTAGGAGATACCTTTGCATTTTTATAAACTTTAAATCCAGATTTAGTATCAAACGCATCTTCTTTTTGTACAAACAATGTTTTAAGTAGAGGATTCATTGCTTCTGAATCTGTAAATGTTCTAGGTCCTGCTACGTTTACAATTGGATATTTTTTTATTAGAGCTTGTACTTTTTGTATTTCTGCTAATGTTAATTCTTCTGCAGCATCAATAACAACTATAGGTTTATTACCTTTTACATTAGACCCACGTATAAGACTAGGTTTACCAGATGACCACTTACTGCTAGTAGCATAGTTAATTGTACCTATAGACCCTTTACCTAATGGTGCTGACTTACTGTTATAAACTACTACAGTTATATCTGCATCATCTACATTCTTCTTAGCTCTATTAACATAGTATTTACCAGGTAAAGGTTTTGTTGAATAATCATTATTCTGAAGTTTTACTTTTTCTTTTTGTAAGTTATCTAACTGTTTAACAACAGAATCATCATTAATCTCTGCTAGTCTTTGTGACTCATTAGCATTCAGTTTTTGTAACTTTTTATTTAAAACATCGCGTTCTTTAGCTAATGCTTTTAATTCTTTTTGGTATCCAATCATGTCAAAATCTTCATACATAATACCTTTATCAGGGTCATTTCTTAAACCTCTGGCGTATCTTAAGATTCTTGTCTGTGCTTCAAAGTTAAACTCGTTAATAATAATATCTTTTTGCGTTGTAGGTAATTGCACGGAAGTTTCTTTAATTCTTTTACCTTCTTGTGTAACTCCTCTTGTAGTCTTACCTTCTAGGTTTACTCTAAGTTTGTCTAAACTTTCTTGATTATTTAAAGCATTTTGTATTTTTACAAGAATTTGTTCTTCTGTAGCTACAGGACTTATCTGTGCATTTTTAATACCTTTGTCTATACCTGTGACTCTATATTCAGCAACCTTCTTTTGTTCTTTAATTTGGGTAAGAAGTTTTCTTGCAGTAACTTTTGAATTGTTTTTAAACATAGCTGCTTTTTCTTTTGCTTCTATCTGTTTATCTATAAAATCAACTTGCCTTGCTGTATCTTCAGTCAAACCAAATTCATTTAACTTACCAGCGTCTTTATCAAATCTACCTGCATCTTCTGCAGCAATGTGATTAAATCCAGGAGTAGCAGTACCACCAGTTTCTATATCTAATTCTTTTGCAATCTTTAATGCTTCTTGTTCTGAACCTGGACCACCACCAGTAATAATCTTTCTAGGTAATATCTGTCCCTCTGCTAAGTCAGTAGGTACTCTTGCTGCTGATTCAGCATTTGCTAAGAAATCTTGTTTAAGGTCTTCAAACTTTCTAATTGTTTTAGTCTTTTTAAAACTTGTGTTTGTAAGTATGGTGTCAAGCAAATCTATAGTCTCAGCCATATTAAACTCTATGCTATCTAAAGAGTTAAGACCTTTGTCCATAATGTCAAGTTTTTGTAAGTTCCATGCTTCTTCTCCATATGTACCATAAAAGTATTTGTTAGCTTCATCTATGCTTGCAGTGAACTTACCTATTTGATTTACAACTTCTCTAGGTAAACCCAATGCACCAAACTTATCTTGTATATGTCTAAGGACACCAGTTTCTCCTGAATAAATATCTAACATCATATTTAGTTTTTGTAGTGATGCTGGACTACCTTCTAGTTGTTTAAGAGTTTCATCTTCCATAGCATCTACAACTCTATCTAATGCTTTAGTTGCAACATCATCATCAACCTTTGCAAATTTCATAAATCCTTTTAGTTGAAAAAATGTTTCATTTAAATCATCAGTATTAATTTTGGGTGCTGGAAACTCTGAGAACAATCTACTAAATATATTATTACTACCATTAAGTCTCATGTTTGTTTTAAGACCTACTGCTGCTTGTTTATCTCCGTACATAAATTTAGCTGCTGTTTTAGATAGACTTCCTTTAAACAACAATGAGTTAGGGTCTAGTCTTTGTGACACATTAGTCAAAGGGTCTTCTACTGCATTTATAAGAATATTTTTAATTGCGTCTTTATCATTAGTGTCTCTTAATCTTTTATATAATCTTGCACCACCTGCAGATTTTTCTGTAGCTAACTTACCTTGCCTACCTAGAAGTATTTCTACTTCATCATAAGTTTTAGCATCAGCAAACAGTTGAGCTATATCATCTCCTGTTTTACTTTCTAAGAAATATTGTTTAGCTGTAGGTACTTTAACTGTTTTTCTAACAACTTTATCTAAAAGTCCTGCATCTGCTTTTGCTGCAGTCTGATTAAAACTTCTAGCTGCTTTACCAGCTTTTGCAAATCCCATACCTGCATAGTTAGCTGGGTCAGTAAATACTGTATACGCTGCATCAATAATACCTGACATAAGATTAAAACTTCTTGTACCTGGTTCAAATACTTCTACTGCTGCAACTCTACCTGGAGATAACTTAACTACACCTTTTCTACCTCTGTATGTTCCTGAGTTACCTTCTCTAGATGACATCTCTTGTTGTGAGATAGGTGTGCCGTAATACTCTTGAATAATTTCTTTTACTTGGTCAGGGTTAGCACCTCTACCAACAAGTTCTTTATAAATATCTGTATCTTCTGCGACTGTAGAGTTACCAAAATAACCTTCTCCTAAGTTAACTCTTTTACCTTGGCGTATTTGGTTTATAGCTCTAGTTGCAAGAGTAGGACCTTGTTCTTTGAAAGATTGTGCTATTTCATCTCTACCTTCAGGGTCAAGTAAAGGCATCAATGTTCCTATACCTGAAAAGGCTAACAATGGATTCATTTGTCTTTTGCTGTAATACTTCATATTGGCAGTTCCGTATTTCTTAACAAACTGCGAAGCTGACTCCATACCAACAACTGCAGACCTAACTACACCTCTTGTTGCTGCTTTTGTTGATTCCCACCATGAAGATTCTTTCTCCATAAATCTTTCCACAATAGCTGTAAACTCTGGTGAGTCTGCTGTCAGTCCACTTAATGCACCAGCTACTTGTACGTCTTTAGGTAAGTAACCGAATCTTCTAGATATCTCTGCCATGTTTTGTGGTATAGCTGGATTATTAGCAAAGAAGTTATTAAGTTGTTCTGATTGAGCTAAAGACTCATTTCTAAAGTCTTCGTCTTGCCCGTCTTCCCAAGGTGCAGAGAAGTTCCACTGCCATGCCATGGTTATTCTACCTCTGGTGCTGCAGACTCATCATCCATCAAAGCTATAATATCTTTGCTCTGTATGAACTGATACATTCTCCTCAATGCCATATTTGCATCAACTTGTGGTAAACCACTTTCAGTTTTATATTGACTTGTAGCTACATCTTCTCCAGGATTATTTGTAGGTGTAAAAATACCTTGTTGTGCATTTAGAAAGTTTTGTGTTGCAGGAGCTTGTACTCTAGGTACTCCTTGTGTTTCAGCAACCTCTTGTTTAAATAACTCAGCACTATCTTGTAAGTTATCTAGTTCTACACCTTGTCCATAGGACTCTGATTCATATTGTGCTTTATTTGTTTTAGGACTAAATCTCGCCATCATCAACTCCGAATCCATCTTTATATTTAAAATTTTCTGGAACAATAAGTAAATCTAGTCTTCCTAATTTAGGTATATAAGCAATAGTCATTATGTCTATAATTTCATCCTTAGTATCTTCTTGCTCTAAAGCTTCAGATGTCATTTCCCACATAGGTTGTTCTTCTACGGTATAGTTTGCTGCTACTATCTTTGCAAATTCCATATTAATTGGATTATCCGCCAATTGCTCCTCCTAACAAAGCCGCTAAGTTTGGTGGACCTGCTTGTTGTGGTACACCCTGTTGTTGTAAGACAGCTTGTTCTTCAGGAGATGGCTCTTCACCTTGTGCTGTAAAGAACTTCTCTAGAATACTGCCTATATCTTTTGGATTATTATAAATCTCTACTACAGCCATCATTGCTGCTTTATCTCCTGATTGAGATTGCTGTAACAATGTCTGATACAATATATCCTCTGTTTTTTCTTTTATAATGCGTTCATTAATTTGAGACAAGTTTTCTAAACCATCCATCTCTTGTTGCATAGTTTCTTTGTCAATTATTCCAGCACTTAAAAGTTGCAATCCAGTAACTATTTTGTTAGGAGCATCAAAAGAAGCCATAGCTCCAAACTTACGATTAGTTGAGTAATTCTTATTAATGTCTGTACTTGGTGTATATTCTTCAGCGAATGATGCACCTTTGTATGTACCGCTTATAGGTTTTCTGTTATTACCAAATAAAACTTCATCTAGCTCTAATCTCTTGCTATCTATTTCTTGTAAAGCATTTTCTATTATTGTGTGATACTCGGTAACCATAGCACCTACGCCAGATTCCAGTTCTTCTAGACCTCTACCAGTTACAAATGAGTTGGGTGATATAGAGTCGTCCTGAACTGGATACCCAGCAACAACACGCAATTGTCTTTCTAATCTACCTACAGCTTCAAACAACTGATATGGTAAGTTAGTAACAGGTTTTATAACTTGTGAACCTGGTGACAAATAGTTAATAGAGTTTCTACCTTTTCTGTATTGTCCTGATTCTATTTCTCCAACAACGTTAGTTTCTGTAAATACAGCATCTTCCATAGCGATAACAGATAATACGTTAATCTTTGCCATAGATGCCATCAAACCAACTACTTGGTCAAACTGTCCTTGTAGTTTATCAAAAGAATATCTTTTCGCTACAACGAAAGAAGGACCTGATTTAAGTGGGTTAGGTACAAAATCTACTATTTTTCTTGAAGCCATGTGTAATACATAAGTACCTTCTAAATTCATGTATTCAAGTATTACATCTCCTGACTCAGATAAGTTTTCCCAAGAAGTATCAGAGCTAGTATTTAAATACATATCTCTAGAATCAGCATCTTCTTGTGATTCAAACCATGATTTTAGTTCAGGATAAAGTTGTATCAATTGTTTAACAGGAACTCTTTGTATTATTGCTAGTTCATCAGGAGATTGATTATTACCCATATAGCCAGGAAAACAATCATAAGGATTTCTTAATTCAGCATGAGGATAAACATTTCCATCAGGACTT